GATTTAGATTCTCCTGCACATGGATGACTGCGTACTCACTGACCCATTTTGTTCTTGTAACTGCAGCCTCTCCTTCTCCCTCTACAATGGTAGCGAAGATTTGGATCTGCATCCTTCCTGCCACCTGTGTTGCCAGAGAATCAGGGGTCCAGGCCAGTTTGATATAACCATCCTCATGTGCAGAAATGAGCGGGACGGGAGTCCCTTGCCCATTCTTGTTTTTGAATTGGATAAACCAGTTGAAAGCAGGGTCGGATAGATCCACCCCGTTCAAAGTGTCCTTGAAATAGAACTGAATTGTATCGGCGCCTGTCTGCCCGCCGATGATCAGATTTGAAATTTCCTCTACCTGAATTCGTTTTCCAGCACTATGAACATCAACCATATATCCTCCTAATCAAATACTTAACTATCACCCTGATTAAATATGCGGCCATCGCCCCTGCCGCTATACCTAGCGCATCTGCTCCGATATCTCCCCAGCTCCATTTGTTTCCGGGCGCCTTGTGATCTCCGTATTCCTTTCCGATTCCAAGCCCTGCTCCAAATGCCACACCAGCCAGGATTCCTGCTGGTATCCCTGTTACCAGTGTAGCAATCGAGCAGATCCAGAAATGCGAGGCTTTATCCTTCACGGTTCCCTCCTATGCTGTGATATCAACCTGCAGAATTAGGTTGGCTATGATGCGTCCGAGGGTGGAAGATGTGAATTTGATTTTCTTCCATCCAGTCCCAGAGAACGAGTTTGAAAGATCAAGATTAGCTGCCAGGATTGAAGAGGAACCGAGAGGAATTGCCGCCCCATATCCCGCCCCGTTGTCACAGTAGATAGATACGTTCGCAGGTAGAGTTCCTTCATAGATTCCAAAGTTCATACCGTGTCCGTGATTTAGGTCAATCACGACTGAGTGGGTGTGTTTACCGCCCGATATGCCGGTAGGGCTGTTGAATGTATGGCCGTGCGCGCCTGCGCTTTCTGTTGACGCATTGCTGAAGAAACCCATCGTCAAGGAGTGACTGTGGTCGGATACTGGGTCTACTACTAAACTACCCCCCCAGCCCTCTCTGAGTGCATGAGCATGCCCTCCGCTATTGCCTACACCAGTTGGCAACGAATACGCATGGGAGTGAGCTCCTGCGCTGGTTGTTTCTCCGTTACGCACTCCGAATGTGAGCGCCAATGGTGGGGCTGTTTCTCCAGTGAGTACTTGGCTGGGCCAAGGATTATTAAGTGCTATAGATGAAGAGTACGCTCTATATTTGACCCCCTTAGCATTCAAGCGGATAGAAATAATATGCACTGTTTCGGGCGGTATGTAGAACTCGAACTCCAGGGGGTGTGTCGAATCCAAAGAATCACTGATTGAGTATGGCAATACGTTCCTGATCTCAGCAAAATTTCCGTACATCCGCCCCGTGTCCACATCTATCCACCAGACCTTGTTTCCGTTGTACCTGGCCTCGATTACTACATTTCCATTACCATCGTCGTCCATGACTCTGAACAGCAGACCGGCAGCGAGGGTTCCCCCGCCTACGGCAAGCTTGTTCGCTATGAGGATGTCCACGACTATCATGGCGGCAAAGATTACTTCGCCCGTATCTTTTGCCAGCTGCAGTGCATCCTTCCACCCCGCCATCACAGACGCCGAGTCCTGGGTTTCCGCCCATAAACCGGAAGCAGCAGAGTAGCGATAGAAGTGGTATTTGATTCGCTCTGCTGTTGTCGCACCGGTAAAGATATAGAAATCACCATCGGCAGCATCGGCAGGGTCTGTAGTGCCATACCCTCGATAAGCTCCCTTATCGATACCGGAAACCCGTACCGGCTCGGTCCAACTCCCGACCTGGTCACCGGTGGACATGAAAGTCCCGGAGCTCATCCAAAGCGGGGCGGTACCTTCCGGCATTCCTGTTGTCCACCCTTCAGGTGTAACTCCGATTGGGGTGGCTGGTTTTGCCGCAGCACGGGTATAGATTAGTCTTGGAGTGCTGCCATCTTGGGCAGGTTTCGGCCACCCTGATTTGTAGGTTGTTGTTGTTTTTGTTGTAAGAGCTTTTACCTGGTTGGTGCTCACAAGCGTATAGTGCCAGATGCCTGAGAAATTGTAGGCTCTTGTGCGATTGATCACCAGGGCATATCCGTCCCACCTGGATGCCGGCTGCTTGACCCTGACAACCTGCCCCGGATCGAGCTCTTTGAGTGATGCAAAGGTTATATCCCAGCAACCCTCAGAGAGCATCATGTAGCGTGTCTCTACTGCAGCCTGAGCATGGAGATTGTTAAAGATAAAGGCAGACGGATATTCACTGGGATTGGAAGCCCCCTCCGGGAATGCCGCCTTAGGCTTTGCTGTTTGTACCAGCGCCTTGCCATAGATCTCGGTCCAATACAGTTTGGCCGCCTCGGCCCCGGTGTTTTTGTATCTGAGCTTCGCCCGCAGGCTCTCATACGTAACCACCCCGTCAATGGCAATCGCGGGGTCTTTTGTATCTACAACATGCTGATTGGAGCTGGCTAATAATGCAACATTGTCATTGCGCAGCCGCTCCTGCCCGGACAGATACCCGATATCAAGATAGGTAGATTCGAAATCCATCCAGGTCTCGACTATATCAGAATCCTCCGGCCAATAGTCACCTGCAGCAATCGGCTCCCCTGGTGTGGGGTTGGCGGTATCTCCGGTCGGCAGAGAGCCTCTCCATAGCAGTGCATTCTCCATAACCTTTGTCTTGGGATAGTTGATCACCACCCCGTTATGAACATCGTAGCGTTTCGATACTCCGAACTTTTCAGCGTCATCCCCGCTGAGTATCTCTTTATCGGTCATCTCCTCGACGCCATTATCAAACTCGTAATACGCGATTTTCCCCCAGGTGATCGTATCGGCCCTGGCGGTAATACAGTAAGAGAAATCCCCGAGCAAGGCGTCGATCACTTCCCGATATGTCTGGGCCTCTTTGACAACAGAAACCTGTTCGATTAATATTTCTATATCAGGGGCATCCTCATCAATCCTGTCCTCCAGGCCGCACAGCTCCAACAACCGATATACTATGGACATCGATTGATTGCTGCGCTTGTAGATCCAAAACGGCACCCCGCCGACTTCAGCAGGATATGCCAAGGATGTGCTGATCTTCTCGTCCAGAAGCTCGGTAAAATCAACAGCCTCGCATTGGATCGGCTCGGACTTGTCAGGCGTGCTCCATTCACTCGAAAGGACCGGTTCCATCACCCCGTAAAACAGGATGACATTATTTCCGTCCAGTATTTCGACCTTGATCTTTTGCTTGTAATCCCGCAGTCGGAAAAACAGATCATCATCGAAGTTCAACAACCACGATGCACTATTGAGGGTTGATCCGTAATTGCTGTTGCAGAAGTCCTCGCGGATCTGTAGACTGCCTGCCGCCAGGTAACTGGAAACATCCACAATATCATCGTCGAACTGGAGAAAAATCTGTACTGCATCCCTGATCATCTTGTACCCTTCCTTGCAACCTTAACCCCTGCCTGGCTTAATTTCCTGTGAAGATCCTCATAATCAAAAACCGGCCCATTTATATTGACAACCATGCCCATCTGGTTTGCAGCAGATGATGAGCTGATCGGGGTTATTCTCACATGCTCAACGCCCCCGGGGTTGTCTCCCACCTTAATCAATTGCGGTCCGCTTGTTACGAACTCGCCACCTTTTGCATACGCGGGAATTTCAGCGGTGCTGACCCCCAGAGTCTCGAGCTGGCTTTGAATAGCTCTGAGCTGATCGGCAGACGATACCGATTCGATGGCATCAAAAAGTCCTTGGATGCTCTTTGCCCGCTTCTCCAGGTCTTCATCCTTGCCGGTCCAAAATTTGCTCCACCCGGACATATCCGACAGCTCGCTATCGATATCCCCCATCTTTGTGGATGCAGCGGAAGACAGGGCGGCTTTTGCATTTGCGAAGCTGCGCTGACCCTGCAGGTCCCCTGCCTGGGAACGGAACTCATCGATGCCGATCAGATTGCGATCGAGCTGCCTCTTGAGAAGGTCGTACTCTGTGTCAATGGTTTTATTGATGGACTCAGCAAGCTTCTCGCGGGCCTTTACTTCTTCCTGCATCGCCTTGGTCATTGTCTCATCCAGGCCAGCCCCGCTGCCGCCTAGAAGCCCAGCACTCACCCCGGCAATGCCACCCAGAGCAAATAGACCCAGTGCAACCGGAAGCCCCGCAACACCAGTCTCTGCAATTACACGAAGCCCGGATGCCAGAGCCATCTGGGAAATCTGGCTCATTACACTCTGCACAAACTGCCCGCTTGACTGGCTCAAAGAAGCAAGACCGCTCTCTCCACTTGCCAATGCGGAACCGAAGCCTTGCATCATATTCGACAGGGTGGAACCGATTGCCTCTGCGTTTAACAGCTGTTTACTGAGGGATTCTCCCATAGCTTTGAACTCGCCCTGGGTGACAACTGAAACGCTGCGCACCTTGTCGATGCTGCCGTACTCCTTATCCCACAGCTGTTGGCGTTCCTCGGCTGTAATCAAACCCTCAGCCTCAAGTTTCTCAAGCTCTTGTTGGTAGGTGATCTTCTTGCGAAGCGCAAGCTGCTCCTCGGTCAGCAGCCCCTGCAGCAGCTCTTTGGCCTGCGCCTGCATCTGCTCGGCTTCGGTAATCGACTTGATGGCGCGTTCGATCTCGTCATACTTTCCTACCAGCACGTCAAGGGAGGTTTGCCATTCCCCGGCATCCCCCTCTGCGGGTCCAGCGGTCCAGAGCTTGTTGATCTGGCTCTTGAGGGCAGACAGCTGCTCCTCCATCTCGCCCTTGTAGGATCTATCGAAATCAAACGAAAGAGGAATGCTGAGCACGTAGTCCTGGGCGCTTTTTGCCCCCAAGAGTTTCTCCAAGTACCCCTGCTCAACCTCTACCTTCTGCAGTCCATCAAGCTCTGCCTGCTTCCCTGCAATGACTGCGTCATAATATTCAACCCGTGTCCTGGCCGCTTCCAGCCGAGCCTTGTTTTCCTCATTGCCGTAGTCATTGATCAAGGCTTCCTGGTCCAGCAGCGCCTTGTCTTCATTGCGCTGCTGCTTGATCAGCTCGAGCTGTTTCTGAAGGTCCTCAATCTTGCCCTGCTCAGTGGCAGCATACAACTCAGCAAGAGCCTTGGTAGCCGTCTCCTGCTCCTGCAGCGATGCCAGGGCGGCCTCCTCGCGTGCGGATTCGCGTTTATTGATCTCTACTTGCTTTTGGTTTGCCTTGTCCATCTCGGCTCGTACCACCATCTGATCCTGCAGCATAGTGAGCAGGGTTTCTCTGGTGGCAGCGAAGTCGCGCCTGAAGGTTTGTGCTACGTCGGTAGCTTCGGCTACCCCGACCAGGGAGATCTGATACTCCAGCTCCTGCATATCCATGCCGGATAACAGCTGCTGAAGTGAGCCGTCCCTGTCCGCCATGAAAAGGCTTGACAGATTTCTGCGGTCCTTCCTCTTGTCGAGATATTCATCCAGTGCCTGGACGGCATATTGAAGGCCGGGGATGCTGAGCAAGTCCTCTCCGATCGCCCCCTTGAGCTCTCCCAGGGTGGCTCGAAAATCGCCGACAGGACCGAGGGCGTTTTGCATCGATGCAGCCAATCCTCCCACCCTGGTGTCCAGGGCATTGAGTAGAATCTCCTGGGCTTCCGAAACCTTGCCCTGTTCCATTAGGGTTGTGATCAGCTTCTTCGACTGGCTGTCCAACACCACCCCGGATTCCTCTAACTGGCTCATGCCCTTCAAGGGATCCTCAAGTGCCCGACCCAGCTTCTTTGCAGATCCGGTCAGCCCTTCCCCCCACAGCGAGCTGAGGTTCGCGGAGTGTTCCAAGACCTTTGGCATGATATCTGCATTGAGATTCTTGAACGTAGAGAGTGAACCGGTCATGTCAACGATATCGGCCTCGGCAAGGCCGGTTGTTTTGCGCAGATTCTCGGCCCAGCGGCCGACCTGACTGACCGAATATTCCGCTTCCTTTCCTGTAGCCCGCAGCACGGCCGCCAACTTCGCCTCGGCTAGGATATTCTTCTCGCCCTCAGCCGCCAGCTCCTTGTAGATTTGCATGCCTTTGCGCATTACCAGACCTACGGCAGCATAGGCGCCCACCAGCTTCGCATATGCTGTAACGGACTTGTCCACAGCAACTGTTTTCTCAACCTCTGTGGCTGTTGCACCTTTATTCGCGGCAGCAGCCTTTTCTGTCTGGTCCCCCGCGGTCCTTGCAGCCTCCCCGCTTTCTTTTATTGCTTCCGTTGCCTGATTGACCGCGCCCTCAAATTCCTTGAGAGCCTCGGTAGCCTGGGCGTCCTGCGTCTTGATGATGAGATTCAGTTCCTCTGGTACGATTTCAGCCATGGGTATCTCCTGATCATAGGATATAAAAAAAGGCCGGGGTCAATTCCCAGCCTTGTCAGCTGCATCAGCAACAGCTTCCTCGTACTCATCTTCAAAAGCATTGATCAGCATCAGCGTTTCATGACTTTCTCCTTCCGGCCCTTTGTGATGGTAGAGACCGAACCGCTTGTAATCCTTCCAGATCCCGATTGCCTTGGACAGGTCGTCGGTGATCAGCTTTTTCATCTCGCTCCGTTTGATGATGCGCCCGGATCCCAGGTCAAGGGGCTGGTCGTCATACCAGTCCGATTTCTCCTCGTATGCGTAGCCTAGGAGACAGGCCCGGAATCCGGCTCGGAGTTTTTTAAGAGCTCCTGAGAAATCTCGACTTCCATGATCTTCTGCGCCAACTGAGTCGCCAGCAGGTAGCAGTAATCACTTCTGGTTGATGCAAGAGCCCCGCCGGTGGTCACCTGGGTAACGATATCAACGGTCTTGCCGTTCTCATCCTTCCGCTCTCCGGTTTTTACGGCCAGATTGACGATGCTTACATTGGAGCCTTCGAGGATCGCCCTGATATCCGTGTCGGTATACAGATGCGTAGAGCCGTCCGGCTTCGCTGTAGCAACCCTGCGCTGCCATGCATTGCGGCTGATTGCATTGGGCTTGTCGTACTCAATGACGACCTGCTGGTTCGCAGGCTGCTTGTCGTTTCCGAGCAGGTCAGGCACCCAGCGGCGCCTGACCGATACGTTGATCAGCATCCATTACCTCCCATCAACCTGCAGCAGGAGTCGGAATGATCCGCTCGTACTGCCAAGACTCGAGGGTGGTGTAGTTGAAGTTGAACGGCACATTGCCTTCTGCGGGCTGGCCTGCCGTCACCTGCGGGATACGCATCTTGCGGAAGAGGGTGATCTCCGTCTCGGTTGCATCGGTCATCTCCCGGTAGGTGAACCAGTGCCAGAATGTCTTGTCCTGCTTGGGGATCATGGTGATTTTCCCGTCCTTATCAATCACCCGATGACGGAACAAACCTTCAAGCTGGCGCTGCTGGGCACTGTCGGTCATGAACAACCCGTTGATGGTGCCGCTTTCACTCACATCCCCGTTTCCTACCAGCACCTTGCGTCCTGCAATCCTGTCGCACTGGGTGGTCTGATTCAACTCGCCCTCCTGGTACGAAACCGGGCAATCGGTGGCCCAGCAGGAGATGTCGCAGGTCAGCGGCAGCACCTTATCTCCCGACTCGAGAGGGTTCCCTTCCGAGGCTTCCCATGCGGGGAGCTTGACGATTGCACCTACTGGAAGAGCCTTCCCCCCGGCAACCGCAGAATCGACCACGGTGTCGAAATATGACGCGGTGCCTTTTGCCTTGATGATTCCGAACCCGCCTGCGAAAAGGGCGGTCTCGACGCTGATTTCAGCGGCAGCTTCTTCGCAGAATCCGCTCCGCCCGTCAATAGCCTTTAGTTTCATATACGTTCCTCCATCCCTATTCCAGGGTCCATTTCATGGTCAGTGTAACAAAGTGGGGCTCGCTGTAAACGTAAGCCCATTGCGTGGTTTCCCCCATCGTCCCGTCGTTCTGGATGAACTGACCGGAGTTGTTCATCACATCGGGAAATGCGAGCCTTGCAGTATTCCCGTTCGACAGCCGGAGGTCCTCATACTTCTTGCAGCCGTAGAGCTTGGTGACTGCGATGCTCGACTTGACAATCTCTTCCAGAAACACCTCGGGTCCGTCACCAGCCCCCACCAATCCTAGCTGGAAAGACAAGGCAATGTATCCGCTGCCATTATCGGCCGCCCCTACGAAAGTCAGCCGCAGATGGGGTTCTGCAGTCCTGAGCGGCTGCGGGTCCAGCAGTACCCTGCGCTTCGTCTGCTTTTCAATATATGCTACAGCAAGGTCTAATGCTTCCATCAGATTGTCTCCTCCGGTTCCGGCTTTCTTCTCAAGGCCCCCCTCAGGAAGCTTGTGATTACCTGCCAATCGGTATCATCGATGAATAGGAACGGCCTTGCCGGGATCGTTACACTTTTCTTGAGGATGAATACAATCCACAACTTGCCGCGCTTGCCCTTCTTCGCCATTACCACCCCGCCGCTCTTCCCCTTCCCGGAGTGAACCCAGGTGTTGTATCCGTCGGCCTTCAGCCCCTTCATTACCTCGCCGGGAGCGAACCCGTACCTGCGCTGCCATATCCTGGTCTGCCTGCCTGCCGGAATCCAGAGCCATTTTCCCTTGGCCCGGATGACGCTCCCATATTGCATGGTCTTTGCTGCAATATGATTCGTTCCTATGATGGCCTTTGACTCGTCAGCCCTGGCTGTGATCGATGCCATCAGTTGGCCCCGGTCGCGCAGCGTCTTGTCGTTGCCCTTGACTGCTACAGTCAGCGGGGCGTTCGGCGGGTTGATGCCGGTCCTGATCTTTCGCTGGGTTGAGGATACCATGTGGGCCCCGATCCGCTGATGCAGTGCAACCCTATCGATATCAATTGATACGTTCTTGCGCTTTGCAGAAATCTCAATCATGGCCATTCGGTGTTGGTCCTGCCTGGTCCCTGCTTCACATAACCGGCGGGCACCGGTGACTTCGGTGAGTCGCTCTGGTATCCCGCAGCATCAACAGAATCGCCATAGGCTGCACGCAGCAGCTCCATGGCATCTTCCTTCTTGTCATTCGCAACGCTCTCATTCTCGGCGTAACTATAGAGCTCATAGAGGGCGCGTTTAATGACGATGAGCCGGTTGATCTCAGTGCCCTCATCAAAGAACCCCGAGGCGGCGGTCACCTTGGCTTTCGCCCAGAGGACTGCCTTCTCGATGGATCTTTGAATGACCGTCGAATCCCCGTCAGCCAGCACCTTCAAGTTATACTCTTTGATTTCCGACCTAAGGTCTTCAACGGTCACAGACATGGATCACCTCCCCCTTACGCCTGGGCTGCGGTCTGCAGTGCCAAGAATTCAGTGATGATTTCGGCCTTGAGGTCGGCAGCGGTCTTGGTCATCTCATAACCGCGATCGTCTGCAATCTCAAGAATCTTGTCCTTGGTCAGGGCGGTGAGGCTGGTCTCAGTGTAGACCTTCTCCTCGTGCTCAACCAGGGCGGCATCCAGGGTAACCAGATCGGCAGCCATGCTTGCGCTGTCGGCATTGATGGTGTACGCGGTGGCGTTCACGATCTCAGCGTCGAAGACGGTTGCCCAGCAGAATCCCTTGGCAGATACCAGGGGCATCGGCTTGGATTCACTGATCACCTTGTACCCGGAGGGATCCTCGATCTTGACGGTCTTACTGAAGAACGGCACGGCTTCCAGGTTTCCATCAACATCATCGACAGCACAGTAGGTCAGCTCAGGAATGTCCGCCACAAATGCGACGATCTTCTCAGGATCAACCTCGTACTTGGTCACCTCGGCCCCTTCCGCATTGCGGTCCTTGTAGGTGATGCCATTCTTGGTCAGCTCATAGCCGCCCAGATAGATCACGCCCTTCTCCGCCTTGGCGTCAATCCTGGTGTCGTTGGTCATACCGGCGATCTTGTTGGAGATCGCGGCGTAAGCCTTCTTGCCGATCATGAACTTGACTTCGCCCGCGAACCCGGCGTCCCTGATTGCATCCTCCATATCGGAAAGATCATTGATGATCATGGCCAGGGTGCATGCGTCATCGTTCCACTTGACGGCAGGAGCGAAGGACAGAGGGTTACCGTCACCATATGCAACCTGGTACCGTTCGTATCCTCCCTCGGTCTTCATCATGTAATCGATCTTGCCTGTGATGGCCTGTGCGCAGAGCGCGTTGCGGGTCATCTCGGTGGCATGCATCAAGTCCAAGACCATCTTGTCGATGTAGGTCTGCACAAGTGCCTGCCCACGCTCATCACCATTGCCATAGAGGGACCGCAAATCGTTGAGCGCTGCACCGGTGATGAAGTCGCTGAGTCTGATGGGCATCGGCTCGATCTCGGTACGGGTGGTGCTGCTGCCGCCCAAGGAGAGCGACATGCTACCCCTGGCAACAACCGGCACATTCCCGATGCGCTTGAGGATGTCATCAACCCTGACGCGGGAAGACGGGGTGTTGGTACGGTAGCCAAACACCAGGTCGTAGACGATGCTCCTGACCGGCTTGTTGCGTTCAATGAGCTTGGTGATCAAGGCAAGCGTAAAATAGCTTGTCAGGAAAGTCTGAAAATCCATATGATTCTCCTTCTTGCGGCTTGAGCCGGTCTAGTTGAGAGCCCAGACACCGACCCCAGCAAGGGCGTCAAGGTCAGCCTGGACGGGTGCGGCAGCGGCCACTACGGTCACGAACTCCGCCTTACAGGTGCCATGCACCAACACGTTGACGGCAGTGTCCTTGCCGGTTGCGGTGTCGGCATAGCTGGTCGCCACCCCGAATGCGGTCCCTGCGGTCTGGTCATCCTTGATATAAGGCAGGACCTTGCCGCTTGCGATTGCCACGATCTGCCCGATTGCGATCGTGCCCTTGTCTGCCGTGACCAGCTTGCGGACGATAATCGCCGGGTGCTTGCCGTCGAGCAGTTCTTTGACATCAATGTCGATTGTCTTGGATGCCTTCATATGTCAGTCCTCCTCAGAACTTCTGGGCCATCTTGGCCCGGTCAACCTGTTCAACCTGCTTGTGGGCAGGATCCGCAAATTCCATCTTGCCGGGGGCGGGAGCCGGAAGCGGCGCCAACCCCTCGATCAGGGAAACAAAGAGATCGACGAGACTCTTCCCTCCCTCCTGGTCGGCAAACTCGTAGTCGTTGCTCTCGACCAGCAGGTCGGCAAAGTTTGCCACCTCTTCCTGCTTTCCAGCGGGCCATCGGCTTCCGATCTTTCCGAGCACCTTCGCCTTTACCCCGTCCTTGTAGACGGCCTTTGCGCGTTCCTCGCGGGTCTGCAGCTGATCCGCAAAATCAGCTCCCGGCTGCTTCACGGGTTCCGGCTTGTTGGTTGGCTCCGGAGTCTTGGCCGGTTCCGGCTTCTTGTCTTTGTCTGTATTCATCCCCTCTCCTTCCTTCTCGAAATCCGAGAAGCTGTAGAATGCCTGGTCTGCGAATGCCATGCCCTCGCCCTTGGCATCAATGGCATTGGCGGGTTTGACGGTTGCCGTGGCAAGCACCTTAAGATCCCTGATCTTGGGAGGCACACTGCCGAGCATCGCCAGGTGATGGAGGTATCGCTTGTTGTCCGACGCCCTTGCCGGGATGCTGACCGACCAGCCGGTGTAGAAACCGCTGTCGATTGCCTCAGCAAGTACGGGCTGCAACGACACATCCCCATGGAGCACCCCGTTGATTCCGTCCGGGTCCTCCACCAGCTCGATCGTCTCAACATTCCCCCACGACGGCCACCAGTCCTGCTTGGTCATGTAATGGCCGAGCGAGATCGGGCACTTGCCGTCGAACGTGTCAACGACGTCTTTGAGGTTTTGGAGAGTGATCTGAGCTCCGTCCGGTCCGAAGCTGCCGGTCCTGGCCAGCTCCATCCGCTTCAATACGTTTTCCATTACTGCTTTCCTTATACCCTTGACTCTAGCAAGTCCGAAAGGACTGTAATCAGAAGGGTTTGATGTCTCCTTCGCTCGGCCAATCGTCCCATGCCTCCCAGTTGATTCCAGGAATGCTGGTACTCTCCCAGTCCTCAGCCAGCAGATCTCCGCTGGTAGGCAGGTACGGCTCGAACGTCTTGCCGTCCTGGAGCCTGATCACAAGGTTGTCGGAGACGATAACAGGGATTACCTCCCCCGTCTCATCGACACCATCCAAGGCAGCACCCTCCTGCAGGAACACATACCTGGGGTCATCCCTCCCCCAGCTGCTGCGCCGTACCTTGGCCCCCGCCTTGGTTGCATCCAATGCTTTCGAAAAAGAACCTTCTCTGAACTCCATAGGTGTCCTCCGTAGGCTCCAGCATGAACCAAAGAAAAATGAGGGAATCAGAGGCACAGTAGCGAATTGGGGGAGGTGTAAGCGCAAAGCGCCTCTAATTTGCTCTCAGAGGTGTTGAACAACGTTGATAAACGGGGTGCTGGGGAAAAGTGGGGTAATCGGACACCCGATGCAATGGAGGCGATTCTGGGCCGTTTTAGAGAAGGCAAGAAAAAACCTCCCGAAAAGGGAGGCTTTAGGCTGTAACCTCGTCTCATTTGTCCCGAGGTTCACTTATCAAACAGGTCCAACTCCGACTGGATTCCGGCGTCCTTGATCCGCTGCTGTTGCGCCGGTGTCGGATCCCAGTAGGCAGCGTTCTTTGCCGGATTGGCTCCAAACCCGCCTTGTACTGTAGACAGTTTTGAGGATCTTGGCCTTGCTGTCGGCTTGAGTCCCAGGATCTCCGCCTCCTCCTTGTAGATCGCCCTTACTGTGGACCGGCAGTTGTAGTGCAGCGGCGGCCAGTTGTCATTCCACCACGGGTCATCATAGGGGAGAATCACCCCGCTGCGCACCCTGCAGATGTCGGTCTGCCTGCCGTCTTCGATGCCTATGAACTCAAGATACTTAGGCTGGTTGGCCGCCAACTCCATCGCCCTGCCCGCATTGTAGTCCGTTTGAATGTTGGTACGGTAGACTGTCTCATAGTACCCAGGAAGCCCGGTTGCATCCACATCCGTGCGGATTGCCTTGACGAAATCGGTGAGGCTTGAGGTGGTGCCTTCCAGCTGATTTAGGTAAAGTCCCTTGGCCTTCTCGATCATGTCCAGCTGGGTGAGCCTTCCGACTGTGAAGGCTTTCTTTCTCAATTTGGCAGACAAGGCATAGAATTCTTCTTTTGTCATGCTCACCCTGCCCCTGGCAAACTTGATTGCCTCCTCAAAGGTGAGCGACTCATCCAGGTCCTTGATGTCGATCGGAAGCTCGTCTGCGAAGTCGGTAGCCGGTGCGGCAGTATGGGCCATGCCCAGCAGCCAGCTCTTGAGCAGCAGCACATATGTCTGCTTGATCAGCTCCTGGTTCGCTTCAGGCTTCCATTTCTTGAAGAGATTGGATTCCTTGAGCAGGGTGGGTTCCTTTTGTAAACGCTTGGTAAACGCCTCGATATCAGCGTTTACCGACTGTTTAATCTTCTTGTAGGACTCCTGCTCGAGGTTGATGATCTGATCTACTTTCCTGGACTCATCCAGGATTACTGGATCAATATCATCTTCCGGGCTTTTTTTTTAGTATCCCCCATATCGGCAAAGGAGAAGGCGCCAAGCGGGGGGGCTGCCTGCTCTTCGCGCTTGAAAACATCTTCCTCATCTTCCGGCTCCGGCAGGTTGTATCTGCTATAAAGGGCCTTCTTGGATACCGGGACCCCGTGATCAATGGCGGTCATGACATTGGCAAACGGGGCATAATTGCCGGTATCATAGGTGAACTCCGGCACCTCGGTCCCAGGACCGAAGTTGACCTCGATGACCATGTCGATGAGCTTCTGCATGGTATAAGCCAGTGCACGGGAGTCGTTCTCATAGAAGTCCATCTTGGTATCCTGCTGCACGGTTCCAAGAGCCTGCGTGCCGGTAACACTGACAGAGTTGGCCAGAGCCTGGGCGGTCATTGCGTAGCTGATCTGCAGGTCGCATGCACTGATGAGCTGGTCAAAGTCGCTGACCTTTCCGCCCATGTCAATCTGCTTGAGCTCCTTCACATTTGCCAGGGCTCCGCTGCTGCCGCTGTTGATCTGGGCAATCAGGTCCACCAGCGTGACTGCAATTTCCTGGGCCTTATCCTCAGAGGATTGTTCAAACAGAGCGATAATCGAGGGGACGGCAAAACGCTCTGTTGCTGTCAACCAGAATTGCCAGCCCATGCGCTTGAACTGCCAAGGCCAGTAGGCGGCTTCCATGTACGGCACCCCGTAGGGGTTGTTGTAGCGGTCCCCTTCGGTGCGGTGGATCATCCACTTGTACGGCTGGTTGCAGGCAACGGTCCCATACGGGCCGATGTAATGCAGACCGCCATCGGCATCAAACCGATAGCAATTGATGTCATGGCCGATGAGTGTATCCGGGTACATCCATTGACCGTTCTTTTCCCAGACGATTTCGGCAGGGCGGAAGCCGTATTTGAGCGCATCGGTAAGCAGATAATTGGAGAGCTTGCGCAGCTGTTTCTCGGCCAAGAACTGTGCAGCATACTCGTCTATCTTCTTGTTGCCGGTGTCGGCCAGGTTCATCGTCAGATTCTGGGTTGCGTTGCGACGGTCATAAAACAAGCCGACGATGCGGCTGTCCTTGAGCATATCGTCGAACGTCTTGAGGCCCCTGGGGGATCTCCTGATCATTTCCGAGGGGTTGGGCAGGTAGTTGAATACCAGGCTATCCTTGATGATCCGTGCGGTCAATTCCGTCTTCTTCTCAGTATCCATTCTTGTATCTCCCTAACAGCCCCGGGAGGGCCGAGCTTCGTTTTTTTCCAGCCTTTCCGCTGGGCTTGCCCCTGTTGCGGTTGAAGGCCGACCATCCTAGATAGATAGAGTCCACCACCCCGTCATTCAATCCCTTTTCCGGGAAGTGAGTAAGGCGATAGATAGCAGCACTCTCTTCCAGGTCCCCTTCGTAAGTGATGGTTCCATTCTCAGAGAAAGCGCCGATTGTCCTGGCTCTTTCCGGCTTGCTTCCCACGGCAGGCGCCCCTACAAAAGGGATGGAGATATGCTGTGATAGCAGCGCCTCCTGGATAAGTTTCTGGTAGACTTTCTGAAACCCCACTTCCTCGAAGGCATAGATACCGGGTGCGTACCTGTTGAACCAATCTACGATGGTATCAACAAGGTCGGTGATGCTACCCCGGTCCTTCAGCCAGATCCTGAATATGTGGTAGGTCCCCCGAATCTTGTGCCGACCGACAAGGCTGCATGAAGCATCGTCGTTGCCTTCGGCATTCGGGTCGATGCCCACAGCCAGGTCATACTCATTGATATTCTCATGACCGGCTGGAATGAACTTCAGCCATTCCAGTCGGACCAGCTTTGAGTCATCGCCAGTAAGGATGCTCTGGTACTCGGTATTGTACTTGATCGTACCGATTTCCTGCTTCTTATGTTGGCATGCGCTGATCGGCCAGTACTCCGGCCACAGCGCCCTGTGCCCGTCCTCTATCTCAGCTGACAGTCTGATGCCCAACCACCCCGGCAGCTCGCGCTTGCCGATGCGCTTGAGCATGCGGCTCTGCGGATCTGCATCATTGAATATCGTATTAAGGAAGAAAAGGACGGCGTCCTTTGATAGGTTTGTAATCGCGCTGAATATCCAGTCATACAAATCCTTCAGGGCTGTGCTGCTCTTTGCATCCTGGTCGGTAACCAGGTCGTCGCAGATGATCAGGTCTGGTCTTTTCTCACGGTGGATGAGACCGCGGACCGAAGCGCCTCTGCCGAGCGATACCATGGCAGCACCATTCTTGAATGAGTACATGCCGGTTTTCCAGACCTTGCCCTTGAGATTGCCGAAGTCATCCAACAGCCTTTGGTTGTCCCCGAACTCTGCGGCCGTGTCTTCGATGAAGCTGTCAGCCAGCTCTCCGTTGGATCTGAAAACGGTGATGAACCGGAAGTATCCGTAGAGGATACCCCAGATCACCAGGACGCGGCCGAAGTATGTGGACTTGGCTTGCTCACGGGGTGCGCACAAAACCATAGCCCGAAGCCTGTCGCACGGCTGGGGAAGGCTGCGGAACTCCGGCCGGTGCTGATTTGCGATCTCGGCTGCAACCTCAGGAGTTACGGTCCAGTAAGGGCGGCCGGAATGCGGGTCTGTCTTGGTGGTCTCGAAGATTTTGCTGAGGGTCTTATGCCAACCGGCTGGATCATACTTAATGTAATGCGGGAAGTAATACTTCGCGAAGCCCGGAATATCCGTTCTGAAGCGCTCGTACCGCTCCCTTGCAGCCTTGTTCTCGGTGGCAAGTTGAGCGGCGCGCTTTGGGTCCATGTCAAGGACCTTGAACAGGATATCGAAGTCTTTCCTTTGGTCAGACATCCGGGGCCTCCAGATTGTTCACGATTGTGAAGAGCTGGTTATACAGCTCAGGGTTTCCTTCCAGGGCCCGCTGCAGATCCTTGAGCACGCCCTCCTTGACCTTGGCAAACATGGCCTGATAGTCCATGCGCATGCGCACGATCTGGGTTTTGGCTCGGGTCATATCCTTGATGAACTTTGCAAGCTCGGGAACGTCGGCAAAGTCAACGCTCTCGATCGTCTTGGTGTACTGAAACGCCTTGCCGATCAGATAGTCCAGGGTGGCTTCGTTGGTGTCTGTGGCCGGGTTGTCACGGATGGTGTTTATCAGGGCGGTTGTTTCTTCCCTGGTCTTCATCAATTCGCGTGCGATGGTCTTGTTTGACTTGACGGTCCTGCGTATGGACTCCCGGCTGATGTTGATTCCTTCGTCCCGCAGCTGTTTCTCAATATCGGCCAGTGTGAGCTTGTCCTCTTCGTACAGCTTGACGATTCGGGTAACGATGTCCAGCAGCTCCGCCTTGCTTCTCTGGGCCATCCTACACCTCCTCGTCATCAAATACGACGATGCCGATATCACAGGCATCCCCTTCCAGGAGATTGATTCCCTTTGGGGTGATCTTGTACCGGTTAATCTTCTCCAGGCGCAGGTAGGGATGCGGGTCCTTGGTGCGTTCCAGGTAGCCGGAATCGACCAGATAACCCAACGCGCGGCGGATATCCACCGGCTTGTAGTACTGGTAGTAGGCTGCAATGATGGCATTCTCCTCAGCCTGGGTTGGGCTGATGTTTTTCAGCATCTGCAGCAGGGCACCCCGTAACTGCTTATTGAGCGCGTCCGACATTCTTCCCTCCCCCGATAAAGTACATATCGATTCTGTCACCGAGCTTGTTGATCTCGGTCCTCCATCCGCCTACGGCCTCCTGTACATCAATCTTTTTTGCATAGTCCCGCTCTACGCTCATCAGCCGGTTGGCAAGCTGTTCGGCCACCTCATCCTGCCTGGCATCTTTTTTTTCCTGCTGCTTCCTCATCTCGGTCATCTCGGCCTTGATCTCATCGCGGAACTGCTGGATCTTCTTATTGACCTCGCCCTGGCTTTGTTCGAAGCGTGCTGCCATGCGTGCATTGTCTGCCTTGATTTCCTTGATCATGAAGAAAAGGATGACCAGCACGAGCAGAATCAGCGCTGGCGTTCCGATTGAATTGAAGATTGATAGAAATTCCATGGGCCCTCCTGATGTCCCTTCCATTGTCCTACATCACCACCATGCCAATCAGAGGCCATTTAAGGAGGGTTGAACAACAGGTACCCCCCGAACAGTACGCTTAGCGTTACAACTGCAGCGACGGCGATGTCAGCCTTCAGGTTGGACTTTCTCAAGTCTCGCTCCATACTGGCGTATCCACTCTGCAAGGAGTCTATTGTTTTCGGTGAGCTGTCCAGTGTGGTCTTGTCCTGACTCGATAGATTCTCCAATGCGACCAAGCGCTGATCTTGCTTCTGCCAGTTCTGCTGCAAGGTTTTGATATCGCTCTGCATCAGAGCTATGGAGCCGCCTAAGCTGATCGAGTTCTCCTTCACGTTTTCGAAGTCTTTCTGCAAGCCCAGCGTAATCAGCTCGTAGTTTTGCAAAATCTGCTGCAGCTGGTCCACCGGACTTCTTGCCGATAAGAAAACCTGCGACGGCAGCAAGAGCAACAACAATCCAGCCAAGATGATGATCCTTAAGCCATGTTTTGGTTTTGGCAAACACATCAATTACCTCCTGCCATGATCGGACTGATATCAACGCCCTGCCGCTTGGAGAACCAGCTGAGGATGCGCTTGGCCAACTCCATGCTGACAAAGTACTGAAAGAGGAATATCGCTATGGTATGGATCAGATACACCCATACCGAAGCAGGCTGCAGCCATGCCATGAAGAACAGCAGCGAGATGACCAGGGACAGTGCTGCTCCCAATGACAATCCCATCCAAGACGGGATATGCCGGACCTCGCCAGTCTTCAGCTTGGCCTTGTTCTTGGCGGTCAGCACTTCGGCAGGCTTTGCCTTGGATTTCTTGATCTGCCGCTTCAGCAGTTCCATCAGGAACACGACGATAAGCCCAGCGCCTATGATGGTTTTAGAAAGCAATATTATGTCCATAAAAAATCCTCCGTTTGCTTTAAGGATAGCAGGCACGGAGGATGAATAATCTTATATGCTAACAAAGTTACTCTGGGTATTTTTGGTCCGGTTTATTGCGAATTTTTCTGACGTCATCTTCAATCTTATCCTTGAGATGAGCAAGGGCTATGAAGTTTACGATAAAATAAGCAAGGCAATATAAGAGATAGACAAATACCAAAATCCTCCAATCAAACCGAAACCAACCGATTGAAAATTGGGCTCCATATGAATAAGAAATGAAGAATACTGTCGCTAAGGAAAACTGCACAATGAAACTGGTACGAATATCCCTAACTTGTTTTCTCTGCTTTTTGACAAATTGCTCATTATCGATCTCAGAAAAAGAGAATGAAATGAGTTGACTCAATGCAATTGAAAACATAATCCCTAAGACAGTGTAGATGACAGGAAGAAGCTCTTTGTCGCATACCAGAGGGGTATATGATATACCCCAGGTTGTAATAACTATAGCACTACCCCTGATCAGCCACTTTCTCATCTAGAGCCCTCCTTGCGGTATCATACATCTGATGCTTTATATCAACCTCATTGTAATATCCACCCTCGCTTTTCTCAATCTTATACACTTCGGTCATCTTGAACCCAGAGCCATCAACCTTTTTGCCTTTGCGATCGGTTATGGTTATAGCCTTATCGTCCACAATACGCAACAAGGTATTCAAAGCCTTCTCTCTTGCTACTATTTTCTTTTTTACCTTTAGCGTCAGAACTGCATCTATCACATCCTCATACGCAAAGTCTTGAGGGAGTTTGACGTCCTTAAGAAAATCCTTGAAAATTTTGATCTTGAATTTTTGGGAGTCAGACTGAATAGCTGGGCTGCTGAGATAGTTTTCCCCTATCTTAATGCTGCGCACATCTTTAAGAGGTATGGCATCAGCGGTCTTCATTTTGTAGTTAAGCTTGCATGATTGAGTAGTATTGGAGAAGTTTTCAAGTAGCCATTTTAAGTAAGTCTCGAAAGGCTTCATGTTAAAATATGCATCACTCATGACAAGAATATTGTCCTTGATCAAAAAGAAAACTGTTTCCTGGACGGTCCCTATTGAGTTCTCCCCTGATTCCTTTATGATATCGTTTATATCGATAATCTTCTTGTCAAGAAAACTTGCAGGAAATACAGTCTCTTCTCCAGGCCGGAGTCGGATAAATGTCCCAAAAAGGTGATTGTTTTGATATTTGAAACTGGGGATAAGGTCGCAATCACCTTCTGGCTCATTTTCATTCAAAAGCATTTTTCTGTCATTTGCTGTATCAGTCTTGTCCAGAATATTGTTGAGCTCTGGTGCAAGCCTGAGAGGCTCTGGATTATCAGTATCGATGAATACTTCCAGAACTGTTACTTTTATTTTATCTTTCGTTTTTGCCATAGTATCACCTCATCCGCTTCGGCTTCGGCTGGCTCTTGGAGTCGTAATCTGCATCGGCAGCAGCCTGGATTTCCGGCGATACGGTTTGCCTCATGATGGCATTCAGCTTCTTGTTGATGGATTTAAGCGACTGTGCGGTCACTTCGGCTGCATCAGAAATGCGCGCAAGCCTCTCATAAGCAAACAGTAAGAACAGTAAAACAACAACAGCGATTCCAATAGTGATCATAGACCCTTCTCTCGGCCCAGTGTTGTACGGATATCTAGCAATGACCTGGATTAAATAACCGCCCTCAAGGGCGGATTGGGAACCTGATAAACACTTGATCAATCAAAGGTATGAGACAGGGCTGATTGGATGAAATTATCGAACCAATAACTCCCGTATAATGTGTCTCCAAATTCGGTAAACACTCCCTCTGTAAAGTTGTATAGATGGTTTTGATCTACATATACTTTCTCGCCAACAGCTCGGAATTTAGGAGTATCTTCTAGTGAGCAAAAGTCAGTCTCCTGTTTGTATGCCTGGCCGCAAGCAGCGATTGTACCGTTTTTATCTGCTTTCATGAAAAAACAGATTAGAAACGTCTGGTCACAAAAAACCAATTTTACCTGCAAGTCATTGGATAGCTCTGCTTGTAGGGGTAGTCCATCGCGCAAATAATCAATCTGAGCTAAGCAGTTTTTCAAGTGATCAGAAAATGCTTTCTTCTTTCTGGAATAGTCGAAGCTCAAATGTCTTAGCCTGTCGTACAGATCCTTTGACTGGTCCATGTAACCTTCTCTTGGCCCGATGATGTTCTGATTCATAGCAATGACCTGGATGAATTAACCGCCCACAGGGGCGTGGCGAACCCTCGGAAAACCATTTTGTTGAAGCCAACAAAATGGTCTGTACCCTATTAATATGGATGGTGATGCAACCAGCCTATGACCTTGCCCATCATGACTACCCGATCAGGCTCGACTATCCTGGGCTGATAGCGGTCATTCTCGCTTTTGATGATCAGCTTGCGGTCGAACGGGTCCACCTCCACCCGCTTCACATAGACCTCGCCATCAACAGCGATTACATAGATGCCGTCTCCCTGGGTCTCTCCCCGAACAAAGAACACAATGTCGCCATCGAACAGCTGCACCCCGGTCATGGAGTCCCCGCTGACAGGAGCTGCGAACACATCCTCTTTCTTATATGGCTTGATGAATCTGCTGAGAATCGGAAGCCGTTCATCCGAGAAATCCGAAACCAGCCATTCCTGTCCCGGTCCTGCGCTCAATCGCTGGTTAAGTATCGGCAGCAGCAGCTCTCCCCTTCCCACCTCAATCGCCTCGATTCGGCCCGACTGGCTTATTAGCCTTCCTGTCCGTAACGGGACAGGAGAATATCCAGCCTCGCTCTCTTCTACTACATCAGCAACAACTTCCTTCGATTCCTTGTAATGCATCGGTCCATCCCCTGTGATGAGCCAGTGGAGGTTGATATTAAATCCACTGGCAAGTGATTGTTTAATCTCATCAGGTACTTTCGCTTTGTTGCTCTCATAATTTGCGTAGGTCGTTTGCGGAATACCTAGTTGGTCTCCAAAAAGCTTTTGAGAGAGTCCAATGCTTTCTCTAATCAGCTTCATTCGTTCTCCGAGCATCATGCCTCCCCCCTTTAACTATGTTATAGGTTAAATACAGAAAATAACTATTTTTCAGTTGACACAACCTACTTTCTAGTTTAACCTAACTTCTAGGTAAAATATTACCTACAACGGATATTAAACCACTTTTGGTGAGCAGGCAAGGAGGGAGCAATGCAGAATGAGGATAAGTTAGCAAAAATTGGAGTAATTGAACCTTGGGAATACGATAAATCGGTTATTGTAGCCAAACATTGCTGGTCGATGAGCCAGAAATTTACCTTGGATTTAGTTAGAGAGATGCATGCAGCACAACAGGCTCTCTCAAATTCTGGTTACCGAAGGGACCTAACCTCGTCCCAAAGTGGGACGAGGTTCCACACTTTTGATGATTACTTAGATGAAGTCGGGATTAAGAAGACAACCGCCTACCGCTGGCTCGCTCTCTATGATGCTGATAAGGATGTTCTTCTTTCTATGGAAGAGTTTAAGGCCAGAAAGCTCCTTGAGTTTGAGGAGCTGATCAAGCAACTTGAGGCATCTGTCGGCAAGCCAATTGACTGGCGGCCCGATGGCTGGTCAACAGCCTGCGAGAATTACTACAACGCCAAACTCAAGCAGCGCAAGCTTTTGGAGATTGCCCAGCGCACATCCTTTGACCAAGCTGAGCTGTTCAACCGCGAGTACCTATCTTCCTTGTCTGATCGCTTCGATGTCGCATCCCCCCAGGAGATTCTTGAGTTCGGCCGGTTGTGTGAGGACCTCAAGCCCTATGCAGCAAAAGAGGTCCCAGTACCCAAGCAGGTGCGTGTTGTCAAGCTTGTTGAGGCTGCTCTTTCCGAGTTCCAGCCTGCAGTCCGTGAGAAAGTCGCCAAGTTCGTAGCAGAAACAATCATCCGCATGGAGGTCAAGTAATGAAGATATTCAATGGACCGAGACCGATAGAACAGATTACCGAGAACCTGAAGAAGTACCGCTTCTTCCTGGATAAGACCCACTACAACCAGGGCAGTGATTACCTCGATTACTATGCCGGAGAGATTGAAGGCCAGATGATCATGCTGCTCATGGTGTGCCCTTGGGACGGCCGATTCATTGCATGCGACTTTGACAAGAACCTGTTGGGATCGGAACGCTCCAACCTTGACGGTACCCCGTGGTACGACGCTCTGCTCGATGCAATCTATGAGCCGATTCCCGAGAATGTAGCGGCTATCTATAAGCCTGCAGTAGAGGACAGATCGGCAGCAAAGCAGGGTGTCCTTGAGGGGCACTTGTCGATCACTACGCTGGCGGAGGCTTTGTAATGGAAAAAAAGAAGACCTATATCCATACCTATTCAATGCTCTTGATGGGGGAGAAAGGTTTGAGTCAGACGTCCCTGGCGGCTAAAGCCGGGGTGACCGTCACCACCATCAATCAGATTCTACTCGGAAGAAGAGTAAGCGCACCCGTCCAGCAGGTGATTGCGGAATCCCTCGGCTATGATTCCTGGGCGCTTTTGGATAATGCCGCAGTTCATTTCAGTGACCTGTTCGCATCCATGTACAACCGGCCGACCACCAGACCGACTGAGGAGACTGACCATGTGGATAGACGTAAAGACGTTGTCTGAGGCAGTCGGTAAGACTCCTCGCACAATCCAACTCATGGCCAAGGAGGGTAAGATCACCTCCCGGCCGAAGAACAAGAAAAGCATCGAGATTTATGTACCATCCCTGCCAGCTGATTGGCAGACCCTTCTGGTCAAGGCCGGGCAGGTGATCAGTCTTTCTGATGCAGCTGTCACCGCCCTGGCTCCGGCTGCTCAGCTCAGCGCAGTATCCACTGCAGTGGCAGCTTCCCGGTTAGGTTCGAAGGTTACAGCAAAGCAGAAAGAAAGGCTGCTGATTGCTCAGCGCATCAAGGCCCGCCCGGCAGGGACCCCCCGGACCGATTGGCTCAACTCGGTTGCCAGTTATTTCGGTATCTCTGCATCAACCTGCAGGCGCATTGCTGCAGAGATTGATAACTACGGGGTGGTTGGCAAGCCTAAGGATAAGGGAGTACCCCGCGCCTGGGACCCGGAAGCGATCGCTTTCGTAAAAGGCTACTGGCTGCAGGCAATCCGTGAAATCGGAGAGTGTTCCAAGACTACCGCATGGAAGGCGCTGCAGGCCCAGGCAAAGAAGGAAGGCTGGAAGATCGGCAGCAGATCATCAGCATTCAGTCTGCTCGGTGAGGTTGATCACCTGTTGCTTGCCTATGCCAGGGGCGGTAATCGTGCGTTGGACAATTACTTCTATATCACCCGTGACTGTGATGCTCTGCAGCCGATGCAGATTGTTATCGGTGACCAGCACATATTTGATTGGTGGGTTGCGGATTATGAGACCGGAACCATCAGCCGCCCGGAGTGCTATCTCTGGCTGGATATGTGTACCAAGCTGATCTATGGCATCGCCTTCGACAAGACCTACAGCAGCGATACGGTGAAGGAATCCTTGAGGCTCGGCCTCTATCGCTTCGGAGCATTCGATTGCACCTATAACGACAACGGCTCTTCTGAATGCTCCAAGGCTATCAATTCCATCATCGATGACCTGATCAACTTGCATATGACGGCAGCTGATATCAGCGACCTCTACAAGACTCCCGAGGGGATCTATGTGGTGGTCAATGAGGATGGAGATGTCCTGGATACTGCACGTAATCCCGAGGAATGGAGACGCAAGCATCGGAGAATCTTTGCCAATGTCCGCAATGCCAAGGCGAAGGACATTGAGCGTTTCTTCCGCACGCTTGAGGGGATGCTGCTTGCCAAGTTGCTTCCGGGAAGAGTTGCCACCCCAGGGACCACTGCAGCTGTCGATGAAGTGGAGCGCGCCAGGCTTGAGAAGCAGAAGGCAAATCGGGAGCTGCTGACCGCTGAAGAGTTTCAGCTTGCGGTTCTTGAAGCCCTCCGCGAATACGAAAACACCAAGCACGGAACCCTGGGCATGACGCCGATCCAGAAGCTTGAGCAGAAGGTCAAGGGTGGCTGGAATCCCCGGTTCTTCGAGCGGGAGATTGTAGACATTACTCTTGCCGATCGGCAGACAAGGCGGGTCGAAAGAGGCCGGGTGACTGTTGGAAATGTCACCTTCGTAGGAGAGGAGCTTAGAGCGGAATCCGGCTCAATCTCTTCGGTCGGGCTATGGCATAAGGATGGAGAGAGCGTTGAAGTGCGGTTTAATCGCCACGATTTGAGCTATGCCTATGCCATCGTGGACGGAACCATCCGCCCGCTGAAGGCTGTCACTTCGATCGCCATGCTCGATGATGATGCGATGACCGATGCGATAGCCCTGAAGCGCAGGCAGATGGCAGCGGTCCGGGAAGCCTTCTCCAGGCTTACCAAGCCCATCGGCGGATTGACCATCAAGAGCGAGGCAACCCCGCAGATCAAGATGGCACAGAAGGTTCAGCAGCAGCTTCCTGAGACTACGGATATCAATCTGGGCGAGGAAGTGGCCAAGCAGATCGAGGCCAGTTCCAAGAAGGTCCAGCCGATCAAGGCAATTCACACCAGCACAAGGGAACACTACCGGTGGTGTCTGGACATGATCATCAGCGGCAGCGACCTGCCACCGGCTGATCAGCTGTTCATGCTCACCTATGAGAAGACGGACGAATACCAGGAAGCGTCGGCTTACTGGACGAACTATAGAAAACTTGGAGGTCACAGATGACATTAACCGAAGCATTGGAACTGACCCGCCTGTCCCTGCAGCAAGCCGGGGATATGGTAGGACTTGGCAAGAGCGCGATCAGCCGCGTCAAGTCGCACGATTATCCGAACTGGGAGAATATAGAGAAGGCTATCATCACCAAGATGGCCGAGGCTAATCTCTTCCCGGATACCGTCGAAGTAGAGAAGCCGGAAGCGGGTACTTTGAGCGTCAACCCTGTTGCGTTCATCAGTACGCAGAATGTAGTTGCCTTAAACGGATTGGCGAATGGATTGCTTGATCCAACCACCACCCTCAACTCATCCATCGGGATGGTCACCGGCGCGGCAGGTTACGGAAAAACCACCGCGATCCAGCACTATGCAGCAAATAACGAACAGACCGTCTATGTACTTTATATGGAAGGGTACACCCTTTCAATGCTGGTGAAAAAGATTGCCTGGGAGCTGACCGGCTTCAACAGAAGGACCTTTGACAGCAACCTGGCAATCATCGGCGAAGCCACAAAGATCTACCGCAAGTTGATCATCATTGATGAGGCTGACCGAATTCCCCTGAAGATAATCGAATCTCTGAGAAACATCAATGAGTACTGCGGCGCTCCGATCATGCTCGTTGGCGAAGAGTCCTTGGTATCCAGGATGGAATCGCTCCCGAGGCTCAAGAGCCGCGTGCGTAAGCCCGAGATTGTGTTCAAACCGCTGAATGTGGTTGATGTGGCCACCTATTACCAGATTGCGGTTGGCCTTGATATCAGTAACGACCCGCAAGTCTGCCAGACGCTGCTCCGCTGGGCGGGAAAGGATTTCCGTACCTTGGTCAATGATGCGCAGCACATCGTTGCGACCATGAATGCCACCGGCCTTACTGATCTGACCGCGGAGGTTCTGGATGCGTATAAGCCCTACAGAGCGTGAGGTCCTGTTCGGGACTCCAGTAATTGCCAGGCAGATACAGAAATATGTGGAGGCCAAAGGGTCCGCCGGTCTTGATTCAATCTGCGAGGTGTTTGATGAGCTGCCACGCAGGACGCTTCGCAATCATCTGCTCCAGCTTTGCCAGCGTGGGGCGATGAGGAAAGAGGAAGGTGTCTACATTGCGTCGAAGGACTATACCGGAATCGGTGCGAAGGCTGACAACGCATGGAGGGCTGCACGCCTTCTGTCTACCTTCGACCCTGCCTCCTTGGCAAAGGTCGCCAGCGTTGATCGTGAGCATGCTGCAACGTTATGCCGGACTTGGCTGGCGGAAGGCTTGCTGATCCGCGTAGGCAGGAAGGGGCAGGTACCGATTTACCGGCTAATCGCAAAGGACGTTATCCGTCCGATTATCCACCAGGAGAGGAACGATAAATGAAGAGAGCAGCTTTGATTGCACGCATTCACATCGCCAAGAGCCGGGCGCAGGTTTGTTCGTTTTGCGGGCGGATCGTGTTTACCCCGGAATGCAAGCCATGTCATACGGCAGATCTTGTTGAGCTGTCGGATGAACGGTATCGAAAGATTCTTATGGCTGCAGGCGGAGTACCCTCATGCAGCAAGATGAGTGACAAGGGCCTGGTTAAGGTCATGGAGGTTTTTGACCATGCTGGATTCTCTGAGGCATATCCCTATGTATCTCCCGAGAAAGAGCAGGCTGATCAGAAACGTCGTGTAATCCATCACATCGAGATCAGGGCGCCAGCCGTGCTGGGACCTACCTGGCAGGCTCGGCTTGAGGGCTTCATCAAGAAGAATTTTGATAAGCCGTCGCTGCAGTTCTGCACCACCGAGGAGCTGAGAAAGGTCATCGGATGGATCAATAGAACTGCCAAATATGCACCCAAGAACTAAGGAGATATGAGAGATGAGTGAACAGAAGAGGATTGAAGGGCGGACGTTTTACATCGATTCGAAAGGCGGGATGATTCCTGAAGAGGCCATCAGACCAATTGACCTGCTGCGTGATCAGCTGGTCGAGGGTGTCCTGGATAGGGTCATGGATATGCGCAAGAAGATGGAGGACACCAAGGCAGAGTGCATGGCCGATATTGAGACTTTCGTCAATATTGCAGCCGAGCAGTATGGGGTCAAGCTGGGAGGTGAGAAAGGCAACACCACACTTACCTCCTTCGATGGAAAGGCGCGCATCGTGCTGGCGTTCAGCGAGGCTTTGGATCTGACCGAGGGCGTCCATGCAGCAAAGCAATTGATCGACGATTACCTGACTGACCTTACCAAGGACAGCAGCTCTGATCTGCGTACCCTGGTCACCAATGCCTTCCGAGTAAAGCAGGGAAAAATGGACGTCAAGAGGATTCTTGAGCTGCGCTCCTACAACATCACCGATGAGCGATGGAAGAAGGCTATGGATATCATTAGCGACTCTATTCGCGTTGCCTCCAGCAAGCGTTGCTTCAGGGTTCATACCCGTAAAGGGGACGCCTTCCAGCAGATGAATCTGGACTTCTCGACAATCTGATCGGCAGTATCAAGGGGGATTTTGGTATGGAAAAGCAGCTCGATTTGTTTCAGACAACCAGGGTATCAATTGCCGTCGCGTTGCAAAGGGCGGCCAGCAATGGCCGCCTGTTCTATACCATCCGGCAGGTTGCCAACTTGCTGGGAATCTCCGGCTTCCGTGTTTATTACCTAGTCTATAACTATCGCCTTGATGCGCTATGGGTTGCCGGTGAATATCGCATCCCATTCACGGCAATCATCGATTATCTGCAGGATTGTGCTGCCATTACCAGGCAGTACTTCGATTACCTTATCTATACGGACAGCAGGACCGCTAAGGGCGTCCTGTCCTTTGTCCGGGATCCCGACAACCAGCCCTTGCCTACTCTGCCCGAAGGCATGCAGGTCACCCCTGACATGGCTCTGGCGATCCTTGGCCGGCAATGGCCACAGAAGGCCCAGGGCTCAACCGAGATGAATCCGATTGACTGGTACGGGCTGGAAGATCTCCGCCTTCCCTGGAAGGCATCAGTGAGCAGCTGGGCGGCAATTCTGGAGATATCCGCAGCCGCCCTGCTCTCTGACTCCTCGTGGTCGGAGGAAGAGATTATCTGCTGGCCGGAAATGTATGACTGGATGATTGAGCGTGAAGTGGTCAACCAGCCTATCCCCTACCGTTTTGTCACCCCGAAAAAAACAAGCCCAGAGGATAAAGATCAGCTGGCGTTTGATTTCTGATAAGGAGGTTCTTGATGCAGCTTACTGGTACCCAGAGAGGTTACAAGGCAGTCGCCAGATATATGCTGGCTATGGCAATCCACGATGCTAAGACGGGAGTGAAGGATTTTGATTGTCCGGAGGAGGAGCCGAAGGTTTTTCTGAATTCTCCATGGGCTGAGCTGATCTGCAGCATAGCAGAGCTTGACCCTGCCGAGGTGCGCAAGCTGTTGCCGAAAGAGCGGAAGAAGCCGGTTGGCATCCAGGGGAAGGCTACCATCCTCATCGAAATCCAGCCCGCATCAAGAAGGTTTACGAATGTCGTTCTGGGATATACCGCAGCAGCCAAGATCATCGGATGCGATCCATCGGTCGTGTATCGGGCACTGAAGGAAGGCCGGACCCAGGTGAATAACTGGAGCATCAAATACAAGGAGCAGCAGCCCTATGGACGATAGAAGCAAGGCTTGCATGCTGGCATATAAGAAATTGGCAGTCGCAATCATCGACAGTGCGATGGAGGACCTGAAGGAATCTAGCCCATCAGCCAGCCAGTTCTTTGGAAGCGACTGGTTCTCCTACCTGTGCAAAGTCGCCCAGGTGAACAATCAGAAGATTCGAGCGGCAGCATATAGGCAACCAGGATTTATTACAAGGACTGCCAGACGGTCATTGATGGCCGTCTCTAGAGCTCAGGCAATCGCGTCAGGTAGGAAGCGAAACCGCCGAGGCAAGCCATTTGTGAAGCTTGTAGCAATCCCTCCTAATGGTGAAGCATTTGATATCAACGGCTATACCAATGCTGCGAAGATCCTTGGGTGCTCTTCGATGGCTATCAAATATGCAACCGAGCAGGGCCGTCCTTGTCTGGGCTGGAGATTCAAGAAGCGAGTGGAGGTGTCTAAATGATCATCAGGATTATCGGTCTGTTTGTGTTCTGCATCGGCTGCTACTGTCTGGTGCTCAACTGCCTGTTCAATGTGCGGATCTACCGATTTGGTATGTCGTGCTTTGTGGCTGGGACTGCAATGACGCTGCTCCCGTTGGCCTTATAAGGAGGCTTTTATGTACAAGATCCTTGTGGCGTTGTTGTGCATCGCGCTGGTGATCGTCCTAGGTGGTATCTGCATCCATATGCATGACTACCTTATATATCTTCTGAAATCGGCATTGCCGATTCTGCCAATCTGAAAACCAATATAAAGGAAGGAATAGATGAAGAAGACACTGTATCTAGCTGGCCCGATTAAGGAAAACCCTACTGCACGGGAGTCGTTCTGTGCAGTCGTATCTGCACTGCAGGGGATTGGTTATACCGTGCGCAATCCGTTCGATATCAACCCAGCTCAGTACTTCCCTGGTTATGAGTCAATGACCCAGGAAGAACAGGAGCTGACCCAACTGAAGGCTGATCTGATTGTGATGCTTGGCTGTGATGGAGTGGCAACGATGCCGCTCCATCACAGCAGCAAGGGCACTGCGCGAGAGCTGGCTCTAGCATACAGCCTGCATATGCAAGTTATGCCAGTATCGAATTGGATGAAAGCAGCCCTTCTTGATAGGCATTATGGAGGAGATGAATATGGCCAAGGTTAAGCAGAAGAAGCCCGAGTACCGCGTGAGGGATGCTGCTGTTGAGGTGGCGAGGAATATGGTTCCAGGGCAAACCCTGTTGGGCTACATGGTGATAAATAGAATGAGGGAAGCCCTGTATCGGAATGGTTATAACGGCCACCCTCTAGAGACTACTCTGTTGGCCAGATTCCGGGAAGTCGAGGATCTGTTCCAGATCGATACCGTCCAGGGTGTCAGCGAGTACACCAAGCGTGCTGAGCAATAGGTGAATAGGATGAGCTTGAAATCAACGGTATCGACATTGGATAGTAGCAGCCTGTGGGCTGGGCTTTGGATAAGATGGCGAGGCAAGAAGGTCTTCCTTATTGCAGCCATCGAAGAGGAAGGTTTGTACCAGGTTCATTATGATCATAAGGGTGTGACCTACATTGATCTGGATGTACCTAGGCAGGAGATTGGCAAGGCTCAATTGATAGAGGATTAGCAGAATGAATAAAAATGAGATGATGCTGCTGTATGAAAAGGAAACTGGTAAGCCAAGTACTCGTTTTGTAACAGACGGAATCCATGCAGTGACAATTGAGGTTTTGCATTTTGAGTACGTCAATTGGCTGGTTGCCCAAGTTGCAGAATTAAGAATCTTGAAGAACGCTAGTTTCCTTAGCTTTGAAGGCGTAAATGGAGCTGAAGCACTATCAGCAATCCAAGAGACATCTGCTGTACTTTCGAGCTTTTATACGCAAAGCGATGAATCGAGATCAGCTGCATCTGGCTTCCAGAACGGAGGTATTATAGCTGATCCGCCTGGTGTGATTTTGGCATAGAAGGAGAAGAAACATGCCTATCTACGTAGTGAGAATGGAGCGATCGGATACGGTCTTCATGACAGTTGAGGCTCCAAATCGGAAAGCGGCTCACGGCCTCGCCTTTGAGTTTGTTGAGACAGCAAAGGCTACCTGTGATGAATGGACAGCTAGTATCAAAGAGATCGAAGGATATGTAGCTGAACGTACCAAGGCTATGGCCATGGATGATGGTTCCTATTACTTCGTTGGGTTTGATGGATCCTATGGTGGCAGCTATGCCGTACAACCTAATGCCGATAATGAAGCGCTGCCTTTCTAACATAAGCTATATAAGGAGGAGCCTATTGGATAGATGATCAACCCAAAAACAAACAGCAGATAAAGAGGTTCAATGCCGGTCCACCAGGGCTGGCATTCTCTATGCTAGGTGTTTACTGATGGATTTGTTTATAACGTGAAATTAAACACCTTGGATAACACGATATTACACGGATAAACACGGAATAACATGGGAGAAAGTTTCAAGTTGAGCTGGATTCTTGTTTCAAAACGCTGGATTTTCTGTCAAAAATTTTTGGATTGTACAC